AAAGTCTTGGACACGCAGACTTAAAAGCGAGGTGGGCTCACGTGGAATCCGTGAGGCTATCAATCATGAGCCTTGCCATGTTTTAACGGGTATGGGTAAAGTCAGGGTTCATGATTGATGGTTAAGCGCAACATAAATGTTCATTGCGTAGGATTGTGGGTTTCATGGTCGCCATCAATATTTACGTGGTGAATGCGAAGACTGATTCGCTTTGTGGAACTTCCGGCTAGTCTGCCAATGGTGCTCTTATCGGTTCGACTCCGACAACCAAGACTATGCCGGAGATCAGTACCGGTCACCCCGCCAATTCAGCGCAGGTAGCATAATTGTTAATGCCGTGAACTCATAATTCATACAATGCTTGTTCGATTCAAGTCCTGCGCACCATCACACATACCGCAACACAAGTTGCGAGTACCAGTCTTGGCCATGAGAATCACCTACGTGGTTGATGGTTTCGACTCTAAAGTACTCTTTATCAATCCCGCGAGTATCCAAACGAACATATCCACCCGGCTGCAATGCGGGCTGCAAAAGGCTTTTAACCCTGTAGCCTTGGACTTCTAGTTTCTTTTCGTTATTACCGGCTTCAGTCTCGCCATAAGTAACGCGAACGCCTTTTTGCTTTTCGGTGAATCCTTTTTTTGCCGCCGTCTTTTCAGAGTAAATCTTATGCTCTGATTCAGGTGACTCAATCAACCCGGTATCAGGTGACAGCACGAAGGCTTGCATATCAACGGCTTTACCTTGTTTCAGGATCTGCAACTCGCGATTCTGGATTGACCATTCAAGCCCAAGAAAGTCGCACGCCTTTTTCATGGCCTCGCGTGACCGGCCAATGAAAGCAAACCCGTCTGGATATGTCTTGGTGGCTATCTCGTTTGGCAATGGCCTGATAGGCAGCTTAAACGTGGCTGCAATGTTGCTTAAAACTTGCTGTGCCGATACACCCGGTGCGAAGCTAAAAGAAGTCTTTGTATCTTTGTATTCAGCACCACCGTCTGACATTTCCAACTCGGTGACAGAATCAGCGCCTTCAATGCGAGTTAAAGCCCGCGTAACCGTACCGGTGAAAATAGTAATCTCTCCAACGTCACGTTTGTAACCAGCTTTCAAAATCAGAATGTTGTTTACAGTCTCAACCAAAGCGCGGGAGTCTTTATTCAGGTTGTAGATGCGACAAGTACACGAATTTGGCGTATCAATAGAACCCTTCTCAATGGCGAATGAAAACCGTAGATCACGAATCTCAACGGCTTTACCGTCAGGCTTGCCAACAGTCAACGAGGCTACACGGTCAAATAAAGCCATTTAAGCACCATCCCATACCGAGGCACCGCTATCCCATACCGACAGACCACTGTCCCAGATAGACCCGCTAACAGCTGCCACTGGCGTGATAACCACAGCTTCAGACACAACAACATCAGGCACGTAATAAACAAGAGAATAGTCACCCGTTCCGACTGATTCGTAAAGTGCGCGTGAATGCTTGTTTTTGTTATCAATGAAATATAAATCACCAATTGGCAACAGCGTATTTTTAAACCGGCCAATTAACGGGTAGTTTTTCACCATCTTGATATTCTCAAGAATGACAGCGCCATCCCGAGCGTATATTGACAGTGAAAAATAACCATACTTTTCATTCCACAAAATTCGAAGTGTGTACGGGTTATCACTTAAAACAACGTCAACCAATTGGTCAGTGGTATCTGGCAACAGTGGGATTTCAGCGAGAATCATTGAAGCACCTTTTTCAGAATGCTAGTTGCACTACCGCGAGTCTTATAATTTTCATCAAGCATTTTCTGCCCAGCAGTCTTTTGTGGCTCAGCCTTCTTTGCAGTCGCACCACCAGACCCGCCCGCCTTCTTATCCTTCTTAGCACTAATACCCGGTGGCAACTTTACCAACTGAGTATCAACAAAACGGACGTTCACAAGCTCCATTGTGAATTGAACCTCTTCACCAATCTGAGCATTTCGCGGGATTGAAACGGATTCGATAACCATATCGGTGTAAATTGCGTGCTTTGTGTAAACAACAACTACATCACGCGATTTAAACAGCTCACGAATGGCATCAAATGCCGTCTGAATGCGTGGCGACTCGTTATCGCCACCAAAGTATTGACCAGCAAATTCACCACGCAAAGGGCTATTTGTGATCGTCCCAGTAAGCTTAAGCTTGTCTGACATTTCGATAACATGGTCAGTTACTGGCGAACCAGATTCAACAGGGTTTTGTGTAACCTCATTGCGCCAGTCGTGAAGCTCGTCTAACGTAGCATCAAAGTCAATTGACGCGATACCGCCAAATACTTTAGTGCTGGAGGTTTTACCTCCGTAATAAAAACCTATCATTTAATTACCCTGTGCATTCATGTCACGCGCCAGCTTATCATTTCCTTGGCCCAAGATGTTAACCGCGCCTTTTTCAAGCAAGTCAACGTGAGATTGCGGCGTACCGGGGGGCATGGTGAAATTGTTGGTTTGATTGACGGTAGAGCTTTTGTTAACAGGTGTATTTGTACCTGTAACAGCATTTGCAGATTGATTTTTACTAACTTCTGGAACTCTTGGAATAAACGAAGTAGGGTCAATCATTAGAACTTTAGGAGATTGGAAAGCTTGTTTTGATTCATTATTCTTATAGTTTATTGGCGTAACAGGAGTTTCAAAATTAACTATTGTTGATCTTGTATCTACTTTTTTATCTTGTTTTGATTCATTATTCTTAGAATTGTTTTGTATTGGCAAAAGAGTTACAGGGTCAACTGTTAGCGAAGTTGGTTTAGTTTGGTCGAATGCCTTTTTTGCATCAATCTCAATGTGTGACGCAGGTGCTAAATTTGGAAGTTGTTTTTTATCAACTTGGCCAGCTATTGGCTTTCCCTGCTCTTCTGCAATGGTTGTCTTAACTCCACTCATCAATGCAGCAATACCCAACACAATGCCAGCCCCGGCTGCAATAGCCCATCCAACAGGCCCCATAGCCATTAGCCAAGCCCCGGCAACACGCGCACCCTCTAGCAAGGCCGTAATACGCATTTTTGCCCACATGGCAGCGTAAGCAACAGCAACATAACCAAACTGTGCGACAGCGGCCACAAGTCCAGCCGTCAAAACAGTTGTTACAGCATCGCCATTTTTCAAGTCTTTCAGGAAATCACCAAACAGAGACTGACCGCCTTCCATGTAGGTGTAAATATCATCAATGGCTAAGCCAAGCAAGACAAGTGACGCAACCAACAATCCAGCTGGCGACAGGATGGCTCCAAGCACACTAAGCAAGCCACCAAGAGCAATAGGTCCAAGCAAAGCAGCCAATGCAATGCCAAACAGTTTAAGCGCGTTAGTACCGCCGCCAACGAATTCAACGAATGATTTAAAGCCAGTCTCAATACGGTCAAAAGCACTCAAAAAGAAGTTTGCCACATTGGTGACAACGTGAGATTCACGGTTCATGTTCTGAACCATCGTTTTAAACTTGTTACCGATAATGGTTGTCGCGCCACCAATAGTCATTGGCATTTTGCGAAACTTTTCCTCGAAAATGGTTGACATCTTCAAGGTTGCTTCAATCACCGCCTTTGATGTTAGTTTTCCATCACTTGCCATCTTCTTTAGCTGCTCACGCGGAATCTTCATGGCTTCGGATAGAGCATCCATGTACTGCGGTGCAGCTTCAGCCATAGCGCGGAATTCCTCGCCTTGCATAACACCAGAGCCAAGCGCCTGACCGAATTGCAGCATGGCACTTGATTGCTCTTGAGCCGTAGCACCACCAACAACAAGAGCTTTGCTAATAGTGTCAGTGACTGTTAGAAGTTGTGATTGATCTTTAATCAAGCCTTTGGCAGCGTTACCAACTTTGGTGTAAAACGAGCCATAAGCCTCAAGCGACTGACGGCCATCACTAGCATGGCGTGAAACCTCGTTAAACGATGCTCCAACATCACCAATAGTCTGAGGCAACATCCCGATACGCGCTTCAAGCGACTGCATCGAATCAGCCACTCCAGCCAAAGCACGAAGAGACGCGAACGCGGCAATACCAGACAAAACACCAGACAAAGAACTTAGCTTATCTGAAGCGTTTTTAGCAGATTCACCGAACGCAAAGAATCCGGTGGCTGCTTTGCTTGAAGCATTCTTTATCTTGTTTACACCAGCTTCAGCGCGTGACAATTTACTCTCATCAAGAGTGAATGAGAGTTTTGTAATTAGTTCACGCACCGTTGCCATATATTCAATCTTTCTTTTTCATCGCCTGATCTTGGTAAGCATCCGACATATCCATTAAAGCATTCAACTTCATCAAATCTTCAACGCTACAAACCCCAGCCTTCACCTCTGTGATCGTGGTTTTCTTTGCCAATATCGGACGCCATATCCACAATTCAGACTCTAGGTCAGCTCTTAATTTACCGGGAGCTTCGCCGCTTGAGTTTGAGCCCCGGCGGTTAGGCTCCCAAAGTTCCCCGCCGCTTTTTTGAAAAAAACTGCAAAGTTCAGTTTCAGAACCTCCCAGATTAGTTCGTAAAAGTCAAAAAGGTTATCAGCACCAAATGCAACATTCATGCCCATCGCGTCTTTAATGAAAATCTTTTTCTCAATAAAGTAAACCCGAGAATTGGCGAACATTGGGAACACAATCGAATCCATCACTTCTTCAGTGAGATTTTCAGCAAGGATATTAGTCACATCACTCAAATCAGCATCCAACAGATTGACAGAGCCTTTTCCCTTGGTTAGTCCTCCGATCACCGGCAAAATAACCTTGTTCAAACGCAACAGAATCTTGTTAGCGTCGAACGCATTCATTTTCATGGCCGTATATTCAGACTGGCCGATAATAATTGTTTCTGGGTGCATCGTTTTTCCTTATGTGTATTTGTTTCAATTATACGAAAAAAAGCCCGTCAGAGCGAATCATGACGGGCCAACGCACACCCCAGAGATTAGGTGCCTGCGAGTGACAGCTTCAGGTCAGCACAATCGAACAGGAAAGAACGCTCGCCGACTTCTTTGCCGAAGACGATTTCAGGAGGTGTCTTGAGCCAAGACTGAGTAGAAACCACCAGTTCAGCACCATCACCGGGCGATACGATCTGGATTGGAATCAAGATGTCACCATCAAACAGGAAGTTATCAAGCGCCACCAGTTCCGACAGTTCATTGACCGCTGGCGAGCTTTGGAGTAACTTAATCTCGATAGAGCCTGACTTATTGCCATTGCGAGCGCGGGCCACATGGCCATCAGCGCCTACGCGCTTCATGTACAAATCTTCATCGCGTTTTGCAGTGATAAAGTCGCCATCAATGAAGCCAGAGACGATAACGCCACCGACGATGACGGTGAGTTTTGTTGGGTCGTAAGTAGTTGCCATTTTTTATTCCTTAAATTTCATATCCCACGGCGCCATTAATTTGGACCACATGCAGAGCCCCAGCCAATCGAGCCGAGAAGTCTAATGTCAGAACGCGGGAAGCTTTAACCAATGGGTCAATCTCAGAAGAGATAGGCGCAGTAATAACAAAGCCGGGAACGGTATTGCCATCGGCGTCGATTTCATCGGGTGCGATATAACCAACGCTCACGCCTTGCTGCAAAGACTTACGCAGATTGGTAACGCAAAGTTGAATACCGGCATCGGTGTAAGGCACCTTAGCGCGATTAATCATCATCATGACCATATTGGTTTGAATCAAATCTTTCAACCAGTCGCGGCCCCGGATAACGTCAATCCATTCACCTGCCGCCACTTTACCGGGATTGGTCAGCGCGATCTGGGTTTGGTAATACTCGAAAGTGTTACCGCCCTTGCCCAGAATGGTGTTTCGGTCAGTCGCTGGCAGCTTGTCAGGTGTAACGCCACCGAGTTTCTTAAGCGCCCAAGTCTCAGAACCGGGTTGCAAAGGAAACACCGCAGACATCCAAGCCGCATCAGGGTACTGGGTTGCAGCGTTAGCACTATAGGCCGCGTAGGTGCGGTAATAGCGTGTATCCTTCATCACGCTAATCACGTCAGTGGCCACGCCATTGGTCAGAATGGCAGCTTCATCGCTGGCCATGCCGAAAAGCTTTTCCTGCGTCTCAGTCCACGCAGCAAAATCAAGCTGCACCTGTTTTGTACGGTCAGAGCTAATCAAGCCATACCAAGCGTTATCCTCAAGCACGATAGCGGCCATGTCAACAGCCACGGTATCGGTCGTGGTGATAGCGCCCCAAGACAAGTTAGAGCCCAGCGTAACTCCTTGCAGATTGGCCTGACTAATCCAAGCCAAAGACACGGTATCACCGATGGCGGTAGCTGTCAGAGTCTCGTTTGTATCGGTCGTGATAGCCAAAGCCAAAGCCGTAGCAATCTCAGCAGCAGTGGCAGTTGCGTCGCTTGTGTAGGTGTAAACCTCGGGCGAAGTACCTGCGACCGTGATGGTGTAGGTAGTCAGGTTTGCGGCCACGATATTGACAATCGCGGATGCAACCTTGCGGCGACCAACCTTGACCTGACGCGGGTGAGGCGTTTGGCTAAATGCCGCCTGTACTGCGAGCAGCATAGGTATAGGCAAGCCAGCCGCCACGGCATCGTCGTAGCGCGTGTAAGACTGCACACGGGCTGCGAATGCCATAGTCGGGCCGACAATCATAGGCGTGCCGAAATCCGCCCGCTCTACGCCGGTTGTATTGAGCGAGATGCTCACGTTTACGATATCTGATAAGTTTGCCATTTAGGCCCCTTTATAAAAACTCTTTGCAAAAAGTAGCCAAATGGCTTGACGGATTATAAAGCTTAGGTTACGCACTGTCAAAATGTGAAAATAGTTGAAAAAAGATTGTGTTGAGCTGGTTTTGCTGTGCTACACTGAAAGCTCAATAAACAAAGGATAGATATGAATCTCACAAAGTACCATAAGTCAGCAATCGTTCGTTCAATCATGAATGACATACCGCAAGCAGACGCAGCAAAAGAAAAAACCGAAGCTCAAAACGCCCTAGTAAAAGGCATGAGCCAAGGATGCAAGACAATTTACAAACGTACTCCAAATGCGCTTTCGACTGTTTGTTGTGGCGGCAATGAATATAATTTTTGCGGCTGGCAAATAAATCTTGTTTGCGGTGATGCTGACTACAAAACAATTCTCGCGCCATTCAGAAAAAACAAACAAGACAGAAGCGAAATTGAATCAAAAGTCACAATGGCGCTTGAGTCAGTTCGCACTCGAAAACAGTTTATTGATCGTTTCCCTGAATTTTCAATCTATGCACCAGAAGATCATGAAGTATCAACAACTTTACCAGCAGTGCAAAACATCATTGCTGATCTTGTAAAAGTTGGATGGATTCAAAAAGTTCACAAAGGAACTGTGAAGATTAAGAAGTAATCAACCGCCCTACGGGGCTTTAAAAAGGAAAATCATGATCACCGCAACCCCAGTTAAGTACGAGATTCACGAAGGCGAAGACCTACTGGCCGTGATTGATATGTTTGACGAAGGAGGGTCACATATTGAGATTAAGGCAATGCAAAACCATACGTCATGGGTTGATCTATCAACAGTAATTTATAACGCATTGAGAAACATGCACGAAACACCATGAAACAAAAAGGAATAACCTCAATTGAAATCGTTGTTTTGATTGCTTTAACCGGCGTAATTCTCGGACTTTACGCATCCATTCACTTCATCATTAAATTTTGGTAAACATCATGCACACAACATTCACAAAAAACGGTATTAAAAAAGAAGTCAAAAACGGCTTTAGCTGGACTGTGTTTTTCTTTGGATTTATGGCTCTCTTGGTTCGCAAGCAATACGGCCCGGCAGCTATTTGCTTTTTCACATGGAATTTTGCCGCGATGTATTTCATGTTTAAGGCAAACAAGATGCTGGCCTGCGATCTAGTCGAACAAGGCTGGGTTACCACTGATTCGATTGAGTGGGTGAACCAATGAGCGCGCATACGCCGGGGCCTTGGCGCTGGGAAATCAACCGGAATGGCAAGGATATTAACCTTGTCGGCGGCGTTCCTAAATTCGACCTGACGGTTATGGACTTCACCCGATGGGGAATGGATGGAGCCACGGCCAGATTTAGAGACACTGCTCACGATGGAGTGAACCTGATGGATCGTGTTTGCGATAAGCCGGAGTGGATCGCAGACTTTCCTGGTCGTAGCCATCATGCACACTGGTGCGCTTCTGTTATCCACCCTGACGCCCGCCTAATCGCAGCAGCGCCAGACCTGCTAGATGCTTTGCGCGAAATTGAGGCTGGAACATACGATAAGTGGACGAATGGGTATCACGCTCAGCAGGTTGCCCGCGCCGCCATCGCCAAAGCAACCGACCAATAAACAAAGCCCCATTACGGGGCTTTTCTTATGGCGTAGTATCTACAGTTGAACTTAGCGCGTAAGTCTCGTTTAAGGCTGTATTAACGGCTGCAATCTCGCCGTTACTAATCACAGTCTCAATCACTCCAACGTTATCGGTCAAGTCTGCCATCCATCGCAAAGATAATTCAAACATAGCCCTAGGCTCGATTGAAATGCCATTGAGCAAGGCTGCAACATCGGTCACGCTCGACACGTCAAAAGCTGAAATGCTTTGCACGCTGAACTTATCCAAGTTGGAGTTTTTAGCCAGTGAGTCGGAGGCGCTTTCCAGTGCGGCAACCGAGTCAACACCGAAACGCTGCACAGTCAGGATTGACTCACGCACGGCTAGGACGGTTTGAATCCCACCAGCGTCAACATCACTGTAGTGAGGCTCGCCAATGGGATTGATAACCCCAAGGCGAAGCGTGCTAAAAGGCAATGCAGGGCGCGTTACGCTTTGATCTGCCCAAATGACAGTGCCGCCTATGATTGGCTGTAACAGCGCGTATAGGCGCGTTTTAAGCGTTGCTACGTTCATTCCTCAACACTCAGACGGTGAATACTCATCATGATACCGGCCATCGACGGATAAATGCCCGTCGCTGGGTAGCTGATAATGCCGACTTGCTTGGAGGCGTCAGAAGTGGCTTGCATGAAACGAATGCGAGTACCTGCAACCGGCGTATGCACATCGAAACCAAAGCTCAGGAAGTGCTTATTATTGGTGGCGTCAGGAATCAGCGTCATGCTACGACCAGCGCCGACATAGTTAGTAAATACAGCCGCTGGAGGCTCTTTAACCTGACTCCAGATTGACCAGTTAACATTGCTTGTCGCCACCTTGCGCGTGATGTGTAGATTCACCTGCCAAGCGTACCAACCGGGCTCATTAATGATGATCTCACTATTGAGTGAGTCCCAAGTAAACGAGCCAGCCGGGTGATTAAAAATCTCGGTGTTAAACGTTACAACCTGCGCTACGTCTGAGGTAGTGCATTGTTGAAATCCTTCGGTGATCTCGTTACGGTAGGCCAAGCGAAGCACGCGGGCCAATTGCAAGGCTTCAATCTCGGTCTTAGCCACCGAGAAGTTACCACGAACACCCGCAGTAGTAGGGGTGCCTAGTGGCGGAATAGCTACATTGATATTAGATGCCATTTATTAACCTCGTGTAAGTGTACCGGCGACCCATGCAGCCGCATAACCCGCTGGCGCTGCCATGCGTCGAATTGCAAAAATCTTGTAATGGCTAATTACGCCCATTTGACGCACTGAAACCGAGCTAATCTCATAAGCGTAGCCGCGCCACACCACCAAGTCAGGCTGTAATCCAGTGCCATCATTGCTAACCTGTAAATCAGTGTCGGTGTAAATTTTCACCATGTCGCTAATGCGGCGACCTTCAGGCGCAGTTATTAAGTCTTGCTCAGTCACTGGCTGAACGCTGGCTTGAATCGTTGTCGTGGTTTTAACACCCGGCACAAAGACGCCAGAAACATACGAACCAGCGGCTTCATGAAGTACGTCAAAGGTTTGTCGAAAGCTCATTTGAAAAACATCACAGAAAGCAGAATCCAAGCATAGGCTGATACACCACCTGAAATAGTGGCTACTGCATCCCAAACATCAGGTGTATGAATATCTTTGTGCTGATAGTCGTAAATCTCTTTAAGTATTCCTGCCAAAATGCAGACACTCATATAAAACAATGACGATAAACCAATGACATAAAGTGCGAACACAATAACCGCACCACTCAAGAAGTGCGCCTGTTTATCTAATGCAATTTTCACGTTCTAGCCCTTACTGAAATTTGAACTGCGTTAACCATAGCACCAGTATCGACAAGTGTTTTAGTGCTGCCTTTTTTGGCATCAATAGTTTGTTGCGCCAGTTTGGGTAAAAAGTCACGACCAGTAATCACGTTTTGAATCCGTGAGGCATGACGCTGGCCGATGATGGTTAGAGCGTCCACGGCAGTCGCACGGCCCCAACCAATTCGCTTTCCTTCTCGGCTCATGTCTTGCGCGATCTTTTCCTTTGACTCGTCAAACGCAGTACGCATAAACGGACGTTCAGGAATCTTGTCTGTGCCGAACTCGTTATAAGTCGCATATTCAGCGATAGACGCGCCTTCGCCATTCTTTGAACCTTCCAAGATTCCAACCGCGACCTCAAGCGTTTTGGCCTTAAGCATCTCTCTCTTGATGGCTTGCCACCCTAGATCACGGTCGATAACTCGTGCCATTAGATTTCCACTCGCGTCATAATTCCAAGGCCATAGGCAGGTCGTGTAACGTCCAAATATTGCAGTCCGTATGATGTAGACCCAAGCAAGGTATCAGCGCCTCTAATGGTGCTGTAGCTGCGCTGCAAGTCGCCTTCTTTTTCCATCTTCACAGAGCCACTAGCGCCACTGGATGACGTAGTGGAAAGCTTTAGAATGTGAGCCGAATACAGGGCCAGAGCCATGTTACCGAGTTCAGCATCCAAGCGCGACACGTCTGCCAAGCGTGCGGCAATAGTAAGCCACTGGCCTACCGTTGCATCATTTACGCTGGCAAACTCAGGGGCGACAAGCCGAAAGTATTCTAGTGCTGTCATTTATTTTGCTTTGTGCAGAGGGGATTAGAAATTAGCGTTGGCAGCAGAAATTGCGTCAAGCTGGTAGGTGCGGGATGGGTCTGATAACTTCCACTTCATCCACGCACTGCCACCAGCGAAATTACCGCCGTAGTTCCACACCGCTGAAACCTTAACGTCGTTGGCGATCACAGCGGCTAGAGCGGCATTGAAATTTGCGGTCTCCGTTGTCAGGTCGGAGCTTATTTCGTCAACCGCATCGCCGTGGTACGTCGCACCAAACTCCCCGAGAAAAAACGGCTTTCCTGCGGCATCGGCCCAACCCTTACTCAGCGCAATCAGCTCAGACTGTGTTTTTTCAGCGCCTGTGAAGAACTTAGTATTGCTCAGGCCCTGCGGGTAGATGTGGTTTGTCAGGATCGGGAATGCCTTATCTCTGAACTCGCACCAAGGACGACTTTCTGTAGCGGCCACACCCTGCCACTGTGCAAGGCTATCTGATGTCAGTGTGTTGGACGACTGAGCGCCAACTGCGAACTGGTTCCCAATTGGGCTTCCGCTAGACACGCAGCGCCGATGGGGATCTAGTGAATTTAACAATGCAACGGCATTTGTCGAAAACTGCTGCCACTCCTGCATCGACATCTTATCGGTCGGCTTGTAGATCACTCCAGCCGGATTGCTCCCCCAGTTAAGCCATGCGGCAAACGTTCCATCTAGCGCCCAAGATGGGAAATACTCAGGGCCAACGACATTGATGATCTCGTTGCCCAACTCCCACATATACATCGATGGGGAGTTTTTGTAGCGGTCAACGAAAGCTGTTATGTACTCAACAAACAGAGCCCACGACTTGCTTGACTTGTAAGCCAACATCTTCGGCGGCTCGAACACACCATAGACGCTGTAAACCGCATCAGTAAATCCACGGGCGCTCCACAAAAACACAGGGATAAGACCCATATTGTTGGTTTCAGCGAGCGCGACAACGGAATCCATCTTTGCCCAATATGTCGCCTTGTCGGTATGCCAACCATTGGCCCACGACGACTGGCTGTATAACCCAGCAGAGAAGCGAATGAAAGGGATTCCGCGAGCCTTGATTGCCGGTATATCGACCCGATAGTCCGTATCCGTTCCCAATCCACCCTGAATCTCAGCCAAGAACATATCAAAGTGATTAACACCAATACCTCGCCACGGAGCTCCATTTTTTACGAAGTCTGTACCAGAGGCTGAAACACCTAGACGGGTTGACGGGATTGCTTGCCCAGTAAATGTGGCGATCATGATGCAGACGCAACCAACTCAAGCGAGAAGTCATACATAGAGCCTGTTTCAACTGTAGAGCTTTGAGTTAGCGTAGCAGACAAGTAGAGCGCAGTACTGTCCATATTTGAAACAGTAACCGGGAATGCTGTTGCCGCTGTTGCCCCGCCTGCATACTGCGTCAATTGCGACCCATTCCCGAGCTTGCGAATCGTCGTCGCTGAAAGGCGTTTGAAGTCATCCAACATACCGACTGAAACTGTAGTCGTCGCCATTGCGCCGAAACTTTGCAAAGCTGTGTCAGCAGTCGTTCCTGTCGCGCCAAGGCGCAACGCGAGAGTCGTTGTTTCCGATGTGCCAGATTTTCCGATTGAACAGCGAATACGCAGTTTGTCGCCGTTCTTAAGTAGACCGGCAGGGAGTAGCTTCTGGAAGGCAATCGTTTCTGTGACGCCGGTCATCGTGAAGTCGGTATCGAGAGAGGCGATAACAGCCATCCCGTTGACCGGCTTCCAGCGTGTGCCGTTGGACTCAAACAGCGCGTTATTAAGGTCGGTGACGCGGGCTTGCATTCCGCTGTAACTTGCAGCAGCAGGTAGCGTTGAAAACGTGAAGTTCTGAACTGGGTAGGTTGTCACTCCCCCAGCAGAAAAACTAATCACCCCGGTGACAGGATTAACCGCAGCCTGCACAACACTACGCTTATCAAGCTCTAACTGGAATACATCACGAGTTGGCATCTTAAACCTTTGGTTAATTATTCAGCGTCAGAGACTTTAGCAGGACGGCCACGCTTAGCGGGCTCGGCTTCTACGACTTTATCGATAATCTCTTCCAAGTCTGTTTTATTGTAGGCGTCGCGCCATTCGTCTCCGACTTCTTTTGTTTCTAGAGGGGCGATAAGCACCGAGCCAAGCCAATGACCGCGTGCCGAGTTGTTTTTGAGTTTCATGTTTAGTCCTAATTTGGTTTTTTGGATTTTAACATTTATTTTAAGAATGTCATAACACAAAAAAAGGGGCCGAAGCCCCTTTGTTATTTAATCTTTTTATAGATCACACGCCATCTGCGAAGCTGAACGCGAGAGGGTACTCAATGATAACGCCTGCGAAACGCGACTCAACGGGGACCATGAATTCCAATCCGGTTTGCTGTGGGGAGTACTGTTTGATCATCATAGGAATTTCAAGCTGCCAATTGTCCGAACTGTTTTCCAGCGCGTACATACGGTCAGCACCAGCGGCACCAGCGGCATCCAACTCTACCACTTGCTTGAACTCAACGCCGGGATGAACCGAGCGCAAGAATTCCAGAATGGTAGTGTCGCTTGCGACGCTGTTTTGAGTCGTAGCAATCAGAGCATATTGCTCAACAGGCAGCCAAACTTGGTTAGCGCGGTGAATGCCTTTAGACTGAGTGATGATCTTGTTAATCAACGAATTGACATCACGAACGATCTTATCCGAAGTCTTTGAGACAAACGTCTTAACAGAGCCTGTACCGTCAGCCAACAGAGTAACTTCTGGAACGTTGGTGTTAGACAGGAAGCCTGGCAAACCATGCTCAACGTCACCAGCGAAAGCCAGTTGGTTGATTTTTTCCTGTTGTGCGCGAGTGGCAGACAAAGCCTTCTTGCCATTCAGGTTAGCACCAGCGAACATAGCCGAGCGAACTTCTTGCACGTTATAGCCGTAAGAATTACCAATCGAACGAATAGGATTGGTGAACTCTTTACCGGTCACGTCAGCGCGGGGCAGATCGTTGGAGTAGTTGGCGATAACTTTGGCAGAGCCAACGCTGTCATATTGGCGATATGTGTGAGTAGTCGCACCTTCAGGGATGGCTGTAGAAACAGGCATCAAGGTCAGAGCACCCAAAGGAACGCGCTTCACGTCATAAGACTGAGCCTTAACGAATTCCAATTGACGGGCAAAGAAGATACCTTCATTCGCGTCAAATCGGCCAGAGTTTTCGATGACGCGCAAGTCAGCGGCGTCGTAGTTCATTTTATCAGTCATGATTATTTGATCTCCACAATAGCCAGACCAGCAGCGGTCGTAGCAGTTACAAAACGGGCAGTAAACTGAGTGAATGCCTCGATACCAGCAGCCACGGCGGCGTCGGTCAGAGTACCGTCAGCCACGGTCACATTAGCGACAGCACCAGCAACAACAGCGTCAGAAGTCATAACCCAGACTCGACCTTGAGTCAGCACCGAGACGGTTTCTTTAGCCGCGTATTGCACCACGCCAGCAGACGATTGCTCACGAGCATGATCATGCAGCGCGAAACCAACAGCCAGCGCACCAGTAGTGGTTTTAAGCACTTGTTTCGCGGGGTCAGTACCCAGCTTTACGGGGTACGCCAGAGGAATAATTTCCTCTGCGGCATAGCTGCGCACTTGGTGCGAGCCGATACCATCCAGCATACCTTTAAAGGCGGCAGCGCCATATTGAGAGACTGTAGTTTGCATATTTTTACTCCTTGTTACCCAAAGCGGCCATAAAGCCTTTGTAAGTTTTAGACTCGACCTTTTTATCTGTGGAATCCAGTTTGACGCCAGCCTTACGCTGCTCAGCCATCGCGTTATCGGCCTTTTGAGCCACGGCGAAGTCGAATGATGCAGAAACGTAGTCTTCGGACTTGCCGGTCAGATCAACGTCAGCGCGAACGGCCTTAATGACAGCTTCACGCACTTCGCGGTCAGTCTTGTCTTTGCAATCGACTTTAAAGCTGGCGGCTTGAACTTCAAGTTCAGCGCGTGCTTTAACTTCTTTGCGAGCAGCTTCCAACGCGTCAGTCTTGACGGTAGCCAGATTGGCAGCGTCATGCTTCAAGGCATCACGTTCAGCAGCCACTGTATCGAGTTGCTTATGCAGCTCTTCAATGTTGGTTTGTTGTAGGGCCTTATCGTCGCGCATCTTTTCCAATGCGATGACGACTTCGGGTGCAGCTTGATACGACAAGCCCGAGTCAAGTTTTACCGAGCTTAATTCGCTCATAGTTGCTTCCT